GCAATTGTGAGTTTGAACTCCTCAACGTCCTTCACTGTTAACCAGCTACTGAAATTGCTCGGAGCCGTTACTGTAAGCTCAGCTGTCTATCCCATATTGTTTAGACTTGCGCGTTGGGTCAGCGGATTGATCTTTGGACCTTACCGATCTGCAATTGCCAACCCACTGACAAGAGCCTTTCAAAGACTACTTGTCAATCTCACACGAAGAAATATAGGTGTTAACTGGTTCCCCCTGAATGCTGGAACATTTAGTCAACCAAGAGCGAGTGACAATGGCCACCCAGTCTCCGGTTCCGTACGCGATGAAGCCAGAAGGCTCATTACATCGGCTATTCGAGAGCTTGGTGGAGAAAAGTACGAACTTTCCCCTTCGCCTCAGAGTCTTGAGCGAGGCGATGGGCCGAATATTCATCAGCACTTCGCGGTTGGCGACTTGCACACTCCAATCGATAATCGACCCCCTACGCCAAAGTCCGTCCTTGTTGGTATCGACGTTGACTACTATCTGGAGGATATTGAAGGGATATTGGCAAGCTGCCATCCGGCCATATTCTTTACCTTCAATCCCAGGCGTGTTGCGGGTACCGATGGAGACTGCAGTTACCGTATACGAGGGAATGAAGTTATTTACGATGTCAGCGGTGGAGGTAGCTGGCGCCACAGCGTCTGGGATTGGTGTGCTTTCGGCGAGTTTATCCAAGCTCGAACGCCGCCACGTTCCCTCTGTGAGCGCCTTCTTGGTGCTCTGGGTTTTGATCGATTGGTGTATCTCAAGATACATCACTCGCGTCCCTGGGGCAATTGCCAAGATAGGGTGCTGGTTTGGCTGTTGCCCACTTTCAGCGTATGGCAAAGCCGATGGTTCCCAACAGAGCTGCGAGCACGTAAATTGGCACGCGTTAATTACGCTAGTGCTACTCGTCCTGGTTGGAACAGCGTCGTATTCCAAGATGACGCTGGAGCTGTGAACATCAACATCGGACGGGAGGGAGAGGATGTGTCCATGACAATGCCCAAGGCACACTATGACATCCTCATGGGGATGTCAACCCCCCAATCCGTCACAGCTAGAATGACTGGCCTGAAATACAAAGATCCGGGCCAGTTGGCATTGTTCCAACAGTACTTCTCCGGCAAAGTCAACGAATTGCCGGACAGTTCACCTAGAATTGGGCGTCCATCAGGCCCATTGGCCCACTGGCCAGCTTCTTTCCAATGTGATGTCGCGGAGATCTCCGCTCGTGTATACTCTAATCCATTGGTCACGGATGAATCCATGGTCCCCATGGTCCGACGTATGGAAGCCCTCTCCGTCTCAATTGACGAGAGGGTGACCTTCGTACACAATCCGAAGATGCCCAATAAACGCATCCAACAACTCGCCGACGAGTTCTTGCAACTCGTCGTCCCCGAAGCGGGAGTAGGTTATCCCTATGACGTGGACGAGGTTGTGACATATCTTGATAAGCCGTCACAAACCCTGGCTATCAAGCGGATTTGGGAGACCGTGGACATGGACGCGAGACCACTGATCGAGTGTTTCCTGAAAAATGAACCCACAAACAAACCGGGCCGAATAATATCTTCATTTCATGATATCCGATTCCTTGTGCATTTCTCTAAATACACACTGAAGTTTCGGAATGAGGTGTTGCATGCCGAGCATAACCGGCATTGGTTCATGCCTGGTAGGACCCCCGAACAAATAACAGAGGCGGTCCTTGATTTTGTGGCGGGATGTTCAGGAGTGGCGGAGGGGGATTTTTCAAACCTTGACGGTTCGGTTTCTGCTTGGATGCAGCGTTGTTTGATGAACGCTGCGTACCAC